GAGCCGCCGGCGGGGTTGGCGTACAGATCCCACTGCCATGCCTCGCCGCGGAACACGTTGAGGTCGATTGGACTCCACGTGTTGACCACGCCGGTGCCGCTGTACTGTCGCATGGCCTCGCCGTATGCGCCTATCATCCACGGGTTGGCCTGATAGCCGGTCGGGCTCATGTTCGCGTATTGGGCGATCCACAGGCCGTACCGGTCGCGGATGTCCTGCGGGATGGTACCAGCCACCGGGCCGGTGTACAGCAATGGGCGTACACCGCCAGAAAGGCGTTCGCACTCACGCATGAAGCGGCGGACCCAATCCCAGTTGCCCCATGCGGGGTTGTCGTCCATCTCCCAATCCAACGCCACAATGCCGTGACGCCAATAGTTCGACGTGTTGCGATAGAAGAATTGGGCTTCCGCCTCCGGGTTGCCGCCCATCGCGTAGTGATACAAACCGAATTTCTTGCCGGATGCCTGTGCCTGGTAGATCATGCGGTTGGCGTCCGTGTTGACGCCGGACACGAGACAGTTGTTATACACCTGTCCCGTGCCCCATGTGGTGCCGACGACAACGAAGTCCGCCTGCGTGTTGGCGATGTCGATGCCGCACTGCCAGTTGGACACGTCGATGCCCTGCATGTTGGCGTGCGCGGTCGCCGGGAGCAGCATCATACAGACGGCGGCGACTAGGGCCGTGATCTTGGCGAGCAGACGCTTCCACCACGGCTTGTCCTTGTTTTTAACCAATTTTTCCCCTTTCTCTGAGGTGAATATTGTTTTGTGGCCCACGGTCGTGGGTCAGGATTATCGGGGCCCACTCGGGGCCGTCAATGGAAAAGCCCCACACGGAATGGTGTGGGGCTAGAATCAGTCGATCTTGTACAGGCGGGGAGTGAACGTCTTATCGACCTCGCCCGTGGTGTTGACGAAAATGTTGCATTGGAGAGTGCCGGCCTTCAAGGTTTTCGGCCCATAGTTCCTAGGTCCGAACACATTTGCTCCTTCGCTCCCGTCGTCGTGGGAGATATGGGCTTGTATGCCCATCAGCCATGAATTGTTGCCCAGCGGCCAGTCCGTGGCGTCCATCGTGTACGTTCCCGCATCCACATGCACCACACTGGTCAAGTTATTCCACGAGCCGGCCCCTGTCGTGGTGGAGCCTTTGAAACGGTACGTGCCCGGTGTCGGTGCCGTGACCGTGATCCCCGGGGCGGCACCCACTGTCTTAGGCAGTCCGGTGACACGCGGATACAGGTTCGCTAGTTCATAGCCCCCCCCCTAAGGCTCGTGTTGTCGGGTCGCATCCACTCGTGCGCGGTAGTACCGGATTCCAACTGGATTCGGAGGTCGCCGTCCTTCGCGGTGGGCGTGGCCTCGTTGGAGATGACGTTGAGGAACAGGCTGACGGTGCCGGCAGGGATTGCCATGACACTGTTACCCAAGTTCATTTGGTCTCCCAGTTGCTGCCCCCTGGCGTCGAGGCACTTGATGTTGAAGCTCAAACCGGCGATACTAGTGCCGCTGAGTTTCACGGTGCCCTGTACCGGGCATGGGAACGTCCACGACACGCCACGCCATTGACCGGTGGCGGTGCCGGTGACATGCAATGACCCGTCACTGTTAACGGTGACGGTCAAACCGTTGCCCTCGGCGGGACCATAGGACAGCAGGTTGCGGGATTTGACGGTGACCGGGATGGTCTTGGTGACGGAGCCGGCCTTGATGTCGAGACTGGTCGAACCCATCAGAAGTCCGGTGACTCGTATTCCACCCATGTTAGGTTTCCTTTCTATGAGGTAAGCCCCACACGATGGTTGGGCTTGTTTGTGAGAGTTTTCGTAGGACCGGGGTGATGTCCGCGCCGATGGTGGTGTCGTGGACACGGGGATAAGGCACCCATCATCGTCGGCGCGTTCGTGTTCCGCTCGTTTCAAGCCGTGGTCGCGATGGTCCGATCCTTGACCGTGGGGGTGAATTCCTGCGACGCTTCCGTGGGCAGGACACGCACCTTGAGGTACTTTTCCTCGCCGACGCGCAGGGTGATGTTGTCGATGGGTTTGCCGGAATCGTCCGTCACGGCGATGGACTCGGGCGCGTAGGCCGCGCTGATGGACACGTCGGCGGAAGTGAAACCGTTGACCGTGGCCGTCACCAATATGGTTCCGCCATGCCGCCACGTGAGCGTGTTGCCCGAAACCGTGGCGGTGGAAGTGTCCCTGCTCGTGAACGTCACGTCATTGGTGGTGAGCAGATCGCCAACATGACCGTCCGCATACGTGGCTTTCGCCCCCAGTTTCAGGGTGCCGTTGACGGCCAGAGACTTGGGCAACGGCTTGCCCTTATCATCCGTGATCTCGATGGAGACCACCGTGTCCTTGTCCAGCGGCCATACGAGTTTGCCGTTGAATAGGGCGTTGTACGTGTGGCCGTTCAATAATGGTTTGCCGACACGTTTGCCGGCGTAAAAGGATGGCATGGTCAGGCTCCCTTCACGGTGGCCTTCTTGGCCTTGGCTGGCGTGGAGTCCTTGCCGGGTTCCTCCGTGGTTTCCTCGGTGGTGCCGGTGTCGGTGGTGCCTTCGGTGGTGCCGGTGGAAGGCAGTACGGTGGTCGCAGCCTCCGCCTTGTCCTTGACCGCCTGCACCGTCGAATCGATGGTGGCGATAGCCGATTCGCCCTTCGCCGCAACCGCGTTGGCGGTGTCGGCCACGGTCTGCGAATCATTGGCGACGCTAGCCGCCGCCATACTGGCGTTCGACGCGAGACTGCTCAGGTCGGACTGGGTGGCGGTCGCGGAATCAGCCGAGGACTGTGCGCTCAGCATGGCGCTCCTAGCCAACGCGGCGTTCGTCTGCGCTTCGGCCGTGATGGACTCCAGCGTGCTCATGGCCATAGCGGCCTTCATGGTCGTGGCGGTTTCGTCGAAGAACACCACCGCATCCGGGTATCGGGCGGAAAGCGTCTCAGCCTCCGACTGGGTGGAAGCGTGGCGAACCTTCAGCAGTTGGGAGCCCTGCATGTCCTTCGGGACGAACGTGCCGGCGTCAACCTCCACGAGGTCCGCGTATTCGACCTTGGTCTTGGAGTCCGGCACCTCGACGTAGCGCGTGTACGCCTGCGGCGTGTCCGCCAACTCCACAACCTGCCACACGAAAGCGGGCGTCGTAGGCAGCAGGTCAACCGTCAGCTCACCCGTCTCGGACAGATCCGCGTCGAACGAGGCCGCGATGATGAGGTTCTTGTCCGCGTCGAAATGGCGACGTACCGGACGGAATCGCATCAGGCCGGTGACCGGGTCCAGGCCGCCGGTCTTCGGCTTCCTGATGGAAATATGGATTTGGGTCATTACTGTTCCTCCTTATTGGATTCGATGATTGTTTCGGGGGCTACGTCCGGGCGAAGCTCGTCCGGCAGCGAGGGCTTGGGATGACGTTTCAAATTGTTGACCATGTTTCCCTTTTCTCTGGGATGGATATTGTTTGTGACCCACGGTCGTGGGTCAGGACTGTCGTGGCGCTATCGGCGCGGATTGGATGTCCTCGTTGAGAGCGGTTCCGTGCCCGTTGCCGCCCAGGCTGTGATAGCTGTCGTAGAGGCGTTGACTGCGTGATTTGAGGTCCTCGTCCGCCACTCCGTCGTGCTCGATGACCATTTCGCGGCGCAGGTCCTCCAACTGGCACAGCAGGAGCTCGCGCAGCCCGTTGACCATGGCTTTGCCCCATCGCCACATCAGGCCCAAAACCGTGGCCACGCCGCCACAGATAAAAGGCACGAGCCAATCGACGACGTGAGTGAGCAAAGACATGGAAAAGCTCCTTTACGGTGGGTAAAACCCACACGTTCGTCCCCGTTGGATAGGCCAACGGGCGTGTGGGTTTTGGAGGTTGAAAATGCTGTTACGAGAGTTTTGGAACGACCGGTTTTGGCCGTACTGCATGGCGAATCTGCGAGAGTCCACGCGCGTTGGTTACGAGTCGGCGTGGCGGCTGCATGTCATGCCATGCTTCGGCGGCATGGATATGGGCGCGATCAGCGTGGAACTGGTCGACAAGTGGCTCGCATGTTTCGACAGCGCGGGCGCGGCACGCAAGGCGTGGAGCGTACTACGCGCGATACTGAGGCGGGCTATCCGCTGGAATCTCTTGGACGTGGACATCACCAGACGCGACATCCAACTCCCCGCCAAAACTCATTACGAGCCGACCATATTGACCCTCCGTCAGCAGCGTGCACTGTTGCAGGGCTTTTACGGGCATCCGCTTGAGGCGTGGCTGATCTGCGCCGTCTCATGCGGGCTCCGCACCGAGGAAGGGTATGGGCTGGAGTGGGGCGACATCGACCTGCGCTCAGGTGTCCTGCACGTGGAGCGTGGCCTGCAATGGGTGGGCGGGCATGAGGCCGTCGTGCCGCCGAAAACCGAACTGTCCCGCCGCACACTCCCGTTGCCGCGCTTCGCCGTCAAACGACTGCGCGAAATCAAGCCACGCGAGGGGGCCGACTCATCGGCACCCTCACCCCGCCGCAAGCCGCACGCCAATACAAGGCCTACTGCAAGCGGCATGATCTGCCGCATGTGCCCGCACGCAACCTGCGCCACTCATGGGCGACGAACACTCTGGCGGCGGGAGCGGATATCGCCATCGTGTCGAAAATGCTCGGCCACAGCGATATCAAAACCACCGCGAAGTACTACCTCAAACCGGATATCACGGCTTTGCGAGACGCGCAACGCCTCCGGGAACGAGCCCTAATAGCCTGAACGGGATTCCCTAACCCAGCGTTCTACGACGTGGCGAGTACCTTACAGCAGAGACAGCATTTTGCTTACGCGCATCGGTGATATCTGTTTCATGGGTGGCAACGTAAAATTCAACAGTAGCGGGCAGAACAATTACACGAAGGCTCAGGAGAAGCTCCCCGAAGGGTATCGACCCGTCACCGTCAATACGCCCGTGGCCGTTTTCGGTGGTGAAACGACATTCATCTGTTACGGCGAGGCCAATGGCACCGTCACGATGCTCGGCAATCCGAACAGCGCGTACGCGGGATGCACCGGCGTATGGCGCACCACCGACCCCATGCCCGCGTAGTTTTCCCTAACCCAGCCGCTCCTGTACGCGAAATTCAAGTGGCAGGACACGAAATCATTCCAGCCTGACGCCTACGGCGGCGGCATGCAGATCGTCGTGGACGAGCGTAATCGACTGCTCCACGTGGACTTGAGCGGGTTCAAGAGCACGGTGAACCTGAGCCACGATTACCCGGTGTTCCAATACGCGTCGGGAGTGAAACCGTCCAAGGCGGTGTCTCTCGGCTGCCTGTGGGCTTTGCCAGTCGGCAATTGGGCGAAACAAGCGACTTGGAACGCGAACGGCACCATCATGGTCGTCGGCGGCTTGTCCAACGGAGACCGGTGCATGCACACGCCTCGCACCTTGCCAATCCCCGACGGTGTCACGTTCAGCTAGCGGCGCCATACGGCGATCCATTTGCCGAAGATCGCGGTCTTGCCGCACCACCGCTGATAGCGCGTCGTGTAGAGGCGGAACCGGACTCCGGTGGCGGTCACGTCCCATAGGTGGGCGATGATGCCGTCCTCGTCATTGAACCCGGTGCCGAAAGGGCCGACCGTGTACGAGGCATAGTCCGGAGGCTTGCCGTTCGGAGACTTGACGCCCACCCAGAACGTGCCGTCATCACCGGTCGTTACCGTATGCCCGGCGCACTGGATATACGGCGCGTACTCCGCCGGGGTTAGGGAATCCCACACATCCTCCAAGGGCTGCATAACATTGATCAGCGTGTCAATCGATGTGATGGTGATGCCGTCGAGGTTGACGCGGCAGAGTGGCAGG